TTCTTTATTAAGATTGATTCTTTCTGGAAAAAGCATACTGAAAAGAAAATCATCTCCCATACTTTTTTCAATAAACTTACCAAACGCGATATCGTTCTCAAATTTTAAGAGCTTTGGCAGGCCCTCTTTGTCAAACTCAGCACCAACTGGTGGCGTAGAGATAAATTTCTGTGAGAAAAATCCACCGAAATTACCATCATCTAAGTTGTTAATTTCTGAAATAGCAAAAATATTAGCAAGTACTGGCGGGATTAAAGTATCAAGGGCCTGAGATACAGCGAATGGGGTTTGCCCTGCGACTCCTTCAACAAATTCGGGCTCATCAAACTGATCAACAAACTGACCAATCAGCGCTCCTGCGGCCTTTAAGAACGGGTGGATCTGAATGTTACCGTTTAAAAACATTGTAAGGGTTGATTTCGCCCACGGAATTTCAAATGTGATCACCTTATTTCCGGGCAATAAGGGGCCGTGGATTGCGTCCATCTCTTTGAGATATTCAGGAAATACTTGTTCAAGATTGATTCTAGTTTGAAGGTCTGGAACATATCTTCCCTCGACAACTCTTTTCAATTTCTCTGGAATCGTGAAGGTTTTGAATCTTCCTTCGGAAAGTTCTTTCAACGATAACTCAAGGGTTTTAATCGGGAATGTGACGAACGGCACAACTCTATTGGCCTTGCGAAGCCGGGACGAGATGTTCCGATAATTATAAAAATATCTCTCAGCGGCTTCAGCGGCAGCTGGTACTGAATATCCCTTTTCAAGGCGGTCAATAACCATGCCAACCTTAGCCAGATCATCACCGAACTGACCGGCAAATCTATTCATCCGCCAAAGAAGACCATAGTCTGCTAGACTAGTGAACTTTTTGCCAGTCTCTCTGGTTAAGTTTTTATTAAGAATATCTTCGGCTATACCAACAGCATCATCTTTAGCTCCCTGAACGCCCTTAACAAACATCTTCATCAGCGGGAATGATCCTTGATCTTGAAGGTGATGTGCTCCTGACATCGCATCTACATTATCAATCCACTGCATATTTAAAATGCCAGTGCCTACTATCTCTCTTTTAACAAGCTCATCCCATAATTCTGATGCATCCATTAAGGATTCAACGCCTGTATCTGGGTCTTTTATTTTGATTGCCTTGGCTCCAGCTGGATTCAAAACAACATTCCACGCCTGAACCATTCTTTTAGCTGGCCGCTCTACACCGCCAGTCATCAGTGTAATGAAATTTGAACTATTATTTAAGCCATGATATCCAGGCCCGAACAATAAATTATTATATAGCCATTTATTCGCGACTTCTAACGCTTTGAAAACAGCATTTGTTGGCTGACGATCAAATGTATTTACCAACTGGCTGGTCATTCGGTCATGTATCGAATAAGGGAGCCAGACCTTTTCTTTTTTCTGATTCACATTATAAAAATCAGGAAAGAATTTCGCTAGAGCAGCCTCAGACTGTCCGGTTTCATCAAAACTCTTGGCGAATGTAGAAAATCTTTTCCTGAGAGTGTCAACGTCCACCTCAACCCAGCCAAAACCAGGGTGCTGGTTAGCCGGAGTTTTTACGGCCGAACGAGACGCTGAATCCATCACGTCCCAGTTGCGAATAATTGAATCCATCTCAACCATTCTGCGTGAGTGCAGCTCAAAGGGTTCATCAACAAATAATTTAACACCCTTCTCTTCAAGGAATTTCTGGTTTATCTGAGTAACGCCGCCTGCATATCGGCGCTGATATGCGGCTGAGAGATCAACTCTTTTGCCTGTTACTCTTTGAATTTGATTAATGGCCTCATCTACCGCTTCTTGCCCAGCCTCTTTGATCTTTAAATAATCTTCTGTAACCAGATGTTTTACATATCCTCGAACCTGGTTTTTCCCTAGCGGGTTAATCTCAGCAATGGGAATTCCTCTGGCCTTATATTCCTGAAGCATCAGATCATTCTGGGCGCGCATGTTTTTAATGGTCGATATAATTTCAGGCCTTTGATTTAGTCTTTGAAGTCTAGCGGTATCCCCAGGAGTTCTACGAATCTGTGCTAACTGTTGCGGGGTCGGATCAATACCGAACTTAGCCAAGAAATCAGTTGGTGTTTCAGAATAACCAAACTCTAATTCATCAATGATATCTCGCTTAACTGCTGACTGTGTAATGGGATCTTGAATTTGTCCGACAAGTTCTTCGGCCTGTTGATTAAATTTAAACATCTCAGTTGAGAACTGGCGCTTGCCACCACTCATAGAAATAAATTTTTCATCAAACTCAGCGTTGCCAGTCTTGGTCCACAACGCTTGGAGAGTCTCGCTTCCGAACCTTATGCCTTCTCGCACTACCGGGACTCGATTTAAATAAGCTGTGGTTCCAGCTAAAACATCTGAGTTGGCAATATTCAATAAAGTTTTCGCTGATCCTTGAGAGAACCAATTGGCTGGCTGAACTCTGAATTCAAACCCTAAATCAGTGTATGGAATTCTTGCTCCCATAGTAAATAATCGATCACCCTCGGCAAATTCTCTGAAAATACCTTTAGTGGTGAATAAATCTTTAGAAGTTTTATTTAAAATAACCTGGCTCTCAGGCGAGAGCTTCAATCCTTGTTCAAGTTGGCTGAAAGTAATGTGTTCATCAGTAAATCTGCCTAACCTTTCGAGGTTGTTTTGTTGATTCTGTAAGTTTACCGCTGGCGTTTTGAATTTATTATCAGCAGTAATTATATTGTTGATATCATCTACTGCTTGAATAGACTTTCTTTGCCACTGACTTAGTTTAGACGCGTCAGCTAAATTCCCGCTAGCTAAGGCCATGAATTTTTTGCCAGCCTTTGTACCTATAACCAATGGCGCCGCGAGATAGGTGAGTGGGTCTAGAAAAACATCAACACCGAAACCAGTTAGGTTTCGCAGGGTGAAGATAGATGAGTCATCATCTTCCGGCTTCCAGTAGAATTTCAATACATCAGAGGGGTGTAGAATAGTTCTTGATAAAAGATCTTTAGCTTCTGGTGTAGATATGGCGTTAAAATTTTCCAGATGATTGACTAACAATCTTGCTGAGAACTGCTCGGCCACGCTTAAACTCATAAAGAATTTAGACCAACCAGACTTGGCATCATTCCAAGCGTCGATTGTTGCGGGGATTCCGCTGGCCGCTGCTTCGATAAAATCAATACTGTCCGGCCCTGAAATGAAGTTTAATTCAACAGCTTTTCTCGCGCCCTCACTCTCTCTCACTGGTGGTTCGGCAATAGCTTCAAGGGCCTCAAGAAGAGTTTCTTTGCCAAGCTCAAATATGGAGGTGTCTTCAGATATGGGCTTTGGTAAATCAAAACTTAATCGTTCAAACAGAGGGGCTATGGGTAGCGCCTGACCCGGCAAGGGTTCGGGCGCGGCCAACTCTTCCAAGAGATCGGGTTCTGTGGATGGTATTAAGCCGCCCATTATTCAGTGACCCTTACGCCTGTATTTTTAATCACATCACTGATAATTTTTTCTATAGTTGCTCTCGAAGGAGCGCCAACAGGACCTCTTACTCCTTTGATAATTAAATCCTCTAATTCCAACCTAGTAATAGTGGGTAATTTTTGTCTGGTAATATTCCCAGAAATTCTTTTGGTTGTTTCTTCTGGGGTTAAATTTAAACCTTGATCTGGTGGTGGCTGTGGAGTCACTTGTTGTTGGCGAGGAGCTTGCCGAGGAGGAGGAATAGCTCTTGCTGGCGCAGGCGGAACCGGCGCGGCACCAGGAATCTCTTGCAGAGTAGCCTTACCACCCGCTGCACCTTCAAAGTTTTCTTTGAATCTCAAGGCTTTATCTGTCTGGCCAGAATCAATCATTCGTTGAATAAGATTATTGGCCCTTTGAACATTAATATCTCTACGCCCAGATCTGAATGCCTTTCGGCCATCTCTAGCCAGATTGGCCAAGAAACTATCAACATCTGACTGGATATCTCTCTGTTCTCTCGCAATATCGGCGGCAGTTTTCTCTACCCGGCGAGTGGTAACTCTGGTGGCGGCGGCTGTGGCGGCGGCCCCCTGTCTCTGAAGAGAATTAATTAGAGTTCTTTCAGTCAAAGAAAGATTGCCTAAAGCAGATCTGGTCTCTTGTTTCTGTAAAGCTCGGACCTCTGCGACGCTTAGACCCAAACCTTCTGACACATTTTTAATTACAGATTTATTCAGATCTTCAGCGCTTATGCCAGTGGGTAGGGGTAGTTTTAATTCTTTTGATTGTGCGGTGGCTTCTGTTAACGCTTGTGCGAGAAGCTCTTGATCTGACAACAATCTAACGCCATCGTCTGCGGCGGCAGTCTCTTCTGCTAATTTCAATTTGAGAAATTTTGATTGAGTTAAGGCGTCTAAACCCGCTTGTTTTTCTTGTTCAGCCTGTGTTTCGGCAGTAATTCCGCGATTAATAGCGTCTGAAATAGAAACCGGAGAAGCTAAGTCTGGTTGGCCTACAAGATTAGCTACATTTTGAGACACAAATCCTTGAGCGGTCCTCTGTTCAAGTAAAGATTTTTTCAAATCAGCAGAGCCTAAAAGGCCTTGAGTTGTGGCAAAAGCTTGAGCTTGATTAAGTAATTTACTCGTCAAATCAGACGCAGCAAGAGCGCCTTTTGCGGCACCGGGAACAGCTAGTGTTAATCCTGATATCGTTGTGCCCGCCATTATGAACCCTGTAGGCTTTGAAAGGCCAATAATGAGCCAAGGCTTCCGCCTAACTGGCCAAGCCCGCCAAATAAACCTTGTTGTGCGCCTAATTGTGCGCCAAAACCCAATTTCTCAGCGCCAAATTGGTTGGCAATATTTCGTAATTCAATATTAGCCCGTAATTGATCTCGCTGGTTAATAGCCTGAAACGCTGCTAACTGATTCTGAACTTCAGACTGTCTGAATTGATTTTGTAAATCAGCCAACCCACCTGAAACAATACCTTGTCCGAGAGAACTAGCCCCCAGGCCTCTGCGACCTACGTTACGAGAGAGAATTTCATTTAGATTTCCCAGGGCAAGTTTATTGATTCGACTTCTTTCGCCAGGATCAAATGCAGAAGAAATGATTCCCCTTTCGAGGCCCCCTCTTTCTGGCAATCCTACCCGTCCAACCGTTGGCGTTGTTACCCCTCCACCGAATAATCCAGCTAACAATGGAATGCCAGCCCCGATACCAGCGCCAACTAAATTAGCTTGTAATAAATTTGAGAATGTTCCTGCCATTATGCTATCCCTGTATTAAGTCGTTTAATTAAATCTTCAAATGCTCCTTGTAAACGAATAGCTCGACTTTGCCCACGTCCAGGATCTGGCCCCCCGCCAGGGCCGAGCGCACTAAGAACATTTCTTGCAGATTCTTCAAATGGATTTCTTAAACCGCCTAGCTCTGGAAATAAGCCAGCAACACCAGAAAGTTCTTGAGGAGATATTGGCCCTTCTAATTTGGAAATCAAATCACGAAATATAACCCCAGTTTGGGCTCCGGGAACAGACTCAATATTTAATGCCTCTAGCACGCCCTGAAGTGGGTCCAGTGTTGAGGGGTCTTCAAAGGCAAATGCAGACCCTCCCTCTGCTATTTGAGAGGGTTCTAGCGATGCAAAATCAAGATTACCCAGCCCCGGTATTTGTGCTTGGACAGGTGCAGCAGATGGCGCTTGAACACCTGGAGCCTGCGGCTGGGCGCTTTTTCTTGGGCCACCACCGCCAGGAAGAATGTTTAAATTAGGCAATAGTCCAGGAAGTCCGCCACCCGGTGTTTGGGGCTGACCAGGAAAAAGTCCAAAACCCCCGCCAGGGCCAGGTAACGGACCAGGGGCTATTCCTGGCACCGATGGACCACCGGGAAGACCTGGTGGTAATCCAGGCAACGGTCCTGGTTGAAACGAACTGCCAAATCCAAAAACTCCGCCCATTAAACCTCAATCCTTAAGTAATTCGAGAGCTTCTCTGCTCCCTGCTGCTCCCAGTAGCCTAGCATATCGTCTTTACCCAAGAGAACAATATTTTTTATACCATTATCTTGGGCTAGTTTTTTGATTTCATCAATTAAAGCCTTACCTATACCCATTTTTCGACGCTTTTTGACCACAAAAACGGTCTCAATCAGGATACTGAGTTCTTTTCGGTTCCATCTGTCCGGCATAATAACCAGGTGGGCGTAACCCAAAAAACCTCTGCCTCTCTGGGCAATGTAATATTTGTGTGTCGGATTACGCATTTCACTCAGCAAACCTGTGAGATAATAATGCTCTAACTCTCGCTGGTTTGGCGTTTGATCTTTCGGATAAATGCCCTCTTTGACGGCCTCTTTAAGCAGCGCGTAAATATCAATCGCATTTCCTAGTAATGCCTCTTTAACTTTCAATCCTTTCATTAAATTCTTCTCCTTTCAACTTTATATAATAGTGAGAAACCACCGATACCAATTCTTTTATCAGTGGTCAAAATCTTACGAATCGTGCGCCCGCGCGGCCGGCCATCTGGAAATATGGGCGTAACACGCAAAGGCTGTTCTTCAAAATCTGTGGTTGAGCCCTTCAATATCTTGATCTTTTTTTCTTCAATTAAAATTCCGTCAATGAAGGTCTGCTCATCGGCTATGAGATCTGGATGATTGGTCTTGGCCTTCCAATATTGGCGGGTAATAAGCTTATTGAAATTGTTGTCCTTTGGAGAGATTTCAAAATCTTTTGTTTCAAGTAGAATCGTGATCGGCACACCTCGATCAAAAACCTGGTCAGCGTCTTTATCAGTTAACACATCTGCCTTATAAATATCATTGTTAGCTAGATCTACTGCCAACCTATCTCGCGCACTTTCATATGAAATACCATCGGGCGCGAAATCTTCTACGAAAACATAGTCAATTACTCGACCAGTCATCGGACCCTTCCATGAAGACAAACCTCTTTGGGCTTTCATTTTTCTAATGTCTAACCACCACTCAACATTATTAAATAATATATCCCCGCCCACAGTAGGATCATGAAATGAGAGCTTATAGTGTTGATCGTGGTATGAGGCCGCAGCATTAGTCAGATCAGATCTTTCTAAGATACGAGATATTTCATTACCTATAGGCACGGGCTCACCAGTTCCCCGAAGAAGATAAATATTATCAGCCGCCGCCACTATCGTGCCAATTGGCGTATTTATAATTGAAAGATGAGAGACGAGACCAGCTTTTTTTGAAAGATTAATTAAAGTAGCCGTCGCTACACTTAAAGAAGACTGCACCCATAAACTGTTTTTCTTGCCAACTATCATTTGTTGAATGGGTCCCTCTGTACCAGATGTATTCGTATAGAGCCCTAGACCTAAAATTTCTTCTTGAGTAGGAATTACTATAAAATTCAAAGAAGGAACAGACGCGGCCGCGTCAGTGAAATCAAAAGGATTATCAACTCGGGTAAAATAAACTACCGACCCTGCGTCTTTTGCAGAGTTATCTGTAATATCAGTGGTTTTAATGCCCCCACCGACAACTATAGAATTTTCAAACTCCGTAACAAATCTCGCACTTGGCAGCCTTACTTTTATATCTCTCCAAAATCTAAGGCTCGGGGGCTCTTCACCCGTTGAGCCTTCAATCGCTTCAAAAAAATCACCTTTAAGTTTAACTTTATCGCCAATAAAATACACCGTAACAATATTCCAATCAGAGATACCAGAGATATCTTGAAAGTCTGGTATGGCAATACCAGCAATATTTCCGTCAGTAACAAAATAATTTGATCCAGATCTCGGCAAAGCAAATTGATATGCGCTTTCTCTTGTGGGAGGAAAAGGTATTTCTTTAATTCCTTCTGCGCCAGTTATATTAATATCAAAATCATTAACTATGAAAACCAAAGATTCAGTTAAATTACTATATGAGACAAACTTCCATCTTGAATTATCACCAGCTATATTAAGGGGCGTGGTTCCTCGTGTTGTCCAGGTAAAGCCGTCAACCAGTCCTGTATATAACAATACGGCTCCGCCCTGCCAGATCCTCATAAACTCTTGATGCCAAGGTAATACTAATTTAACAGAGGCACTTCTAACTGTTGCCCCCGAATCACCGTCATTCCAAAATCTAGACAATCTTGCAACAAAAAGAGGCGTCATGACTCCGGCATCATCAATTTTTGCCAACATATCTTTAGTAGAAAAATCAGAACCTCTAAATGAAAATTGAGTTTTAATCGAATCTGTATGTTTAATATCAACAAGAGCGGGTAGATTTTGTGGTATGTTTGTAATTGTTGCTTGCAATTCTCTGCCGCCAGAAATGGGGTGAAATCCCATGGTTTTTACTGGAATCATTGTTTGAATAGACTCTCCCGCCGCGACAATGGCAGAAAAAGTTACTGGTGTAATATTACTAATCTTAATTCCAGCATTATCTTCTGTAATTGTTACAGAAATAATTTCATCAGGCTCTACGTCTGTCTGCCTCCAAACACTTAAAGTCTTACTAGTAAAACCTCCGGTGCCAATTAACATTCTCTGTGCCATTACTTGAACAAAAATAGTTTGACCTTTTTTAAAAGTTCCCGCGCCAGGAATGATCTCAGCCGTGAATGTTCTTTGAGTAGTTTGAAGACCTATACCTGTAGGCACAGAAAAATTCGCAAATGGTCCCTGGCGAAAGTCAAAAACACCAGTAGGATTAGTAATCAAATCAATGCTGCCAAACCACAGCACTTCTTTTTTACCAAGCTGATGAACTGAATAAAACTCCACGCCAGTTACGGATGGATGAACCGCTGTGATAGCCGATGAAATAGTAACTCTCAGAAGACGTTGTGTCGCGGGAGCAGCTAATACGACGCCTGTATTGACCCATATATCTGTGCCATAGCCGACCAATCTCATTAAGATAGCTAAAGACTCTCCGATCACATCTCCCGACCCCGTAGTGAATGTAGTGCCCCAAGTGGCCTCATCAGTGGTCGAGGAATCATTTACGGCTGCGAAACTAATCATCGGGAAAGATCCGATAACATCAATAATCACCTTTTGCGTACAGTGGACTGCTACCATGCGCACGGTCTCACCGTTTGGCTTATAAAGTTTGTGAATATTATCAATAGCCGTCACGCCAGCGGGCAAAGGTTTCTGAAGAAAACCATCTGAGCCCTGACGAGTTTCAAGAATACCTATTTCTTTTTCCCAGAGATTTTCAAGGTTCTGAAAGTGGCGCGGAGTTCTGTCTTCGCGATCAACCTGACGATCAACACCTACGAAATTTTCAACAGGGAATGTGACTTCTTTATCTGTGGCCATATCTACCTCTATCGAAAACGGTTACGAAAAGATTTCCCCATTTTCAATCGGCTTTTACCGGCTCTACGATCATGGTTATTTTTCTTATTTTCTGCGATCTCTACCTTTAAATCGTTGGCCGAGGCCTGCTGGCGAGTATCATCATTAAATTCAAGAGCTTTCTGAAAAATGGCGTCGGTTAAAATAGAAAAGGGCGCTCGCCATAGAGGGATGTCGTTATCTGTGTTGGGGTCATTAAAATCTGGCAGGTCTGGTAAATGGTAATATTTTAGATTCCACACTTGAGTTGAATCAGCCACGGGTAAGAAAACAATCTTTCTCGTAATGTGATCAATATAAACAAACTGTGGCCGCGAAACAGGGGTGCTATCTAGAAGATTTCTGTGGGCATCAAACTCAACAACATCCCACAGAATGGTTAAGGGCAACACATTACCTGGAGCTCCAAAGGTCGCATTAGCAGCAGCCCTATAGTCTAGCGGAACATCCTGATTCTGAGTGGCTGGTAAATCACCAGCATCTTTAATCAGCCAATGGTAATCTTGGTTGTGATAAATCTTTTCTAGAAACAGATTAAGCCAAAGACGGCCTTGAGCGCGTAGATCTAACCGACCCGCGCGGTCTAAGCCGTCTTCAATAATCTGACCCCTAGTAAGATCAATCACGCCTGTAAAGCCTCCTCGGCACCAGTCAGAATCAACTCAACCCTCTCTAGGGCATCCACCATTTTCTTTGGTGGCTTCTGATTCTTGTCTTCATATTTCTTCATAGAAACTAGAAGACGGTCTTTCACTTGATTATAATGCTTTTGATTGCTCTCCATGACAGCCTTATTGTTATCTTCCATCCGATCCTGGACTACCGAGTAAAGAAAATTTATACGGTCTGTCAATTGTTCCCGCGAATCATCCTTAAACACTGGGATTGCCAAAGAAACCTGCTCGCCATCATTACTGGTTGGGCGAAGATATTCAATGGTGGCTACTTTTGGGCCATCCCACTTAATATCTTCAGGCTTCATTGCGTGATATTTTGCATGGTCTTTGACTAACATATGTCCTCCTTAGAGAGTTACCCCTCAACTAAGGCTTTAAGATCTAGTCCCGCTGAACCCACTTCAGTTCGGACTGTCTTGCCGCCAATCTTTTGGACACGATAGTTCTTGCCGACGAAAATTGATATGTCTGCTTGCTGTTTTTTATAAACCATTGGTTCGATAGTTTTAGCCAAATGTTTAGGAACAGTAACTTTTCCAGGGCCGTAGGCCTTATGGTTCACTGTAATTTTCATCGGCAAGGTTAATTGAACCAATTCTTCTGAGTTAGCGGGGAGGGAATTTTTCATGTCTGCCGGAATGTTATTGATGCCAATGTTGGTTTCAGCAAATTTACGCTTAGCCTTGGCGTTCTGAATGCCCATTCTTTGCCGATAAGTCATTGTGGATTGACGTTCGACCTCATCTGTTGGCTCTACCTCTAACTCACCCTCTTCTGCGGCAATTTCAGTTTCAATATTTGGTAGTTTAGCTTCTTTGGTTACTTTTTTCGCGGTTTTCTTTTTTTTAGCCATGAATTTTCTCCTGGAAAAGAAAATGAGGGGAGCAAGACGCCCCCCTCACATTTAAGATTAGTCGAAAGCTGACTCAACTTCGATGCGTTCTACGAATGCCTCGTTCAAAATGACTGACTTGAAGTTTACCTTCCAGCCAACCTTTCGGCGCTGCATTAATGGATCACTATCTGAAGACTGAGCTGGCGTGATGAAAGTTTGAAGCGACTGCAATTCGGGAACTGCGAACATCTCCATACCAAACATCCAGACAAACCGTACAGTTCGTCCTGTTGCCGGGGCAGCTGATGGCTGTTCACCAGTAGCTGGATCAGTTTTGACATTGACCACAGCCCCAGGCGCGTTGCCTGAACTTACAAGGAACTGTTGTCCAGCGGAGGTTAAGCCGTTGTACACCTTGTAAAGAACTCCCACCGTAGCTGGCATGGTTATGTCAATGGACGTTTCTGCGCCACCAGTAACCTGAACAGCTTCTTGAGACACTTCAACCTCAAAACCCAAAGCATCATCTACAGCTACAACAACTAAGTCATAAGAAGTTGCGGTGGCCAAAGATCCGCCTGTTGCTGAAGATGCCGTGGACGCAGCCGCGATACCCAAAATATTAGGCAAGAGATTTGAGACAATCCATCGGGTACCCATCCACATGCCTATTTCACCATTTTGCAGAATACGAACAGTGATGTCAGATGCGGCATCTTTAAAGGATGTATCTTCTAAAAGATCCATCTCAGAAAAGTTGTCCATCAGACCCCACATCATTCGCCCTGAGACTGGACGAGCTCCACCACCGCGAAGGGCCGCTAGGGCTTTCTTAACAGTAGTAGTGTCCAGAACATCTGTGGCGCCAATAGTTGCACGACTAGTAGCGGAACCTGGGAATGAGACACTGGTATTAGTCAACAGAATTTCAATAACCTCTCGGTCAATTAGTTCCGCTGCCTGTTCACCAATAAGCTCGATGGCTTGTTGGAGAGTTGGGTGCTTGCTTGTGATAACCGCGATATCTGTCAATTCAACAACATCGCCAAACTGGTCCATGACCGCCTGAACAGTGTTGATACTCATTGACCGACTTGAAGGAGTTACGCCTTCAACGAGCGGTGTTTGTGGTAGAGCCAGTTTCTCAAAGCGAGTGAACTGGAAGGTCCGTGAGAACCTGTGCGGTAATTTTTCTTTCTTACCAAGAGCCGCAACGACCACATCTCGGTTAATACGACTCAGCGTTTTCGCAGCAATAAACGTCTGCGAGTTCGCGGAGAAGGTGGAAAAAGTATTAACTGCCATGTTTACTCCCTACAGGGGTTGATCCCCGTATCTATTTTCCCACGCATCCAATTCTTCCTGACTACTGTTCAGATCTAATGTCATCGCACTAGGATCTTGAAAGTTCCCCACAGGATTAGGTGCCGCGTCTGGCAATTGCGGTACCTGGAGATTATTCTGCACCGGAATTTGTTGTGGTGGCAACTGATTTTGTGCAGCGGGTTGTTTTTGCTGGTCTAATTCTGGCTGAAAGAACGGTTCAGGCTGTGCTGGGGCCTGCGGAACCTGTGGCGGAACAGGTGTGTGAGCTGGAACCTGCGCCTGAGCCGGAACTTGTGGCTGCGCTTGAGGATCTGTTTGAGTCTGACCTGGAACCTGAGCCGGAGCCTGTACCTGTGGTGCAGGAGCTGGTGTTTTGACTGGCTGGCCAGGAAACCATGGCTCTGTTGTGCCGGGATGGACAAAATTACCAAGATTCTGATCCCATTGTGGTTGGTTGGTGGGTTCAGTCTTTACCGGCTGAGCTTTTTTACCCTCTTCTTCAAAATAAACCAATCTCAGAGCATCTTCTCTGCCAATAAATCTATTTTGAGCCAGATGTTCTTGGCGAACCTGTTCGACTCTATCCATATATGGCTTGAATTTCTCGCCACCATATCTCTGAGAGAATTTCGCATCATCAATTTGGTCATGAAGCGAACCGAGAGCTTGTTGATATTGCGTAGCCATCGGTTGCAATTTGGCATCCACCAAAGAATCAATCGCAGTTTGAACTGCTGGATCAAATGTCGCTGCCGCCGGAGCCTCTTTTGATGCCCCTGGCTGCTGTGTATTCACATGATTTAATGTAGTCCGTAACTGAACATTTTGGAGCTCCATATTCCTTAATTTGGTCTCCAGCTCTTTTAAACGATGTTCAGGTAGTTGTTCCTGGGAGCTTGGGGTGCCCCCAGGAGCAGATGGATTTGCGGGAGGTTGATTAAAAGAACCTGCCATTTTTATTCTCCTTTGGCTCTATAAACCCTGAGACCTAGGGGTACGTTTTCGATTCCCGTACAACGTGTCCTGTCTTGGTTTAACACCACTTGCCAAGCGAACGGGAGACAGGCATCTCGCACGCGACAAGTAATGTCATTCTTTGGGTATTTTGGCTTTGGCGGCTTCTTTTTTCGCCAACGCTGCTTCACCCATTAAAATCATAGCATTAAGTTGATTGATCGAGTAATTAATCCCGACCACCATCCCAATGGTTTTCATCACTTTATTTGTATCTTCCATGGCCATAGTCATATGGAAGAAGCCTTCTTTAGCTTGTCTTAAGATTTTTTGATAGATTTGAAAGGCTGGATTCGCCTGAAGAGTCATCAGCATTGCTATTTCATCTTCTGAGGGAGTATAGACGGCAGCAGGTCTGCCCTCTTCATCTTCGCCCACATTTAATTGGCCCTTTAAATTCGTCATCTTTGACCTCTACTTAAGTCTGCGGCCGAAGTTGATTCAGGAATCTGTTGAGGATTACCTGACTGGCCTGGTTGTTTTTGTTGTTGTTCAGATGCAAATAACAACGCCTGTTGTTGTATAGCTACTTGTTTTGCTTGTTCTTTTTGGCGATGTTCAACAATGTGTTTCTCCATCAGAGATCTTTGATACGGATCTTTTAGTCTGGCGATATCAACAGTGTGTTTACCGATATGAACAGGGTGGTCATCATTCACATTGACTTTAATCTGACCGCCAAGATTAAGGATTTTATATTCCATGTCTGGGTCAATGCGATCATCAAACCGTGAGCTCTCAATAATGTTATGAAAATCACGAATTTTAAACTGATCACGAAGCATTTTGATAAAATAGTTTTCCCAGTTTACGGTGACTCTTTCTTCTGGTGGCATCACTTGTTGTAATTGAGTGGCTACTCTTATGAAATTTAACATCTGTTGGGTCTTAATAGATTCAGCATCCATGTCTATAGAAGCCAACCATTCAAAATCAAAACCACCAATAATCTCAGTAGGTTCTACGATATTGTGAATCCAACTTCTAGCATATTTTGGAGTGATTCTGATCACCGCATCGTCATCAATAAACTGTTGCAGTAATGAATGAACCTTGCCCACGAAAGGTTTTAAAGATTCGTTGGCGATTTGGTCTAAGAAAAACAAAATATCTGTCTGAAACTCAGCTAATGCGAGCTGTGCTTGGCCTGTCGATCGAGCCTTTCCAGATAAAGCATCCGGTAATTGTGGCGAATTATCGGACATTTCAGTGATTATTCCGCGAAGAAGGGAGGTGGTTTTCAGGGCCGCATCTGATAAATCAGGAAATGTCATTTGTTTGACACCCTGGGGATCTGCCCACCAAACAGCACGTGGCTCGACTTCAAATGAATCAGCGTTAGGGGCAAACGCAGGATTGATAATAGTGATATTGTTTAAAGCCAAGGTGGCCGAATCCATCCCTTGGTTTAATGTGTCGTTTAATTGTTGCTGGACCTTGATAGTTGCCTCCGGCAAACCCCGTCCGTAGAATTCGCCAGGAGGCGGTATGATATATCTCATGAAATCAAATGGAAATGTCTGATGCCAAAACCCATTCCGCTGAACTCGTATCACATGAGTTTCATCAATGATTTCAACTACAACCGGGACTTGTTGCTCGCCCGTATCAGGCAATTTATTTAAGAGCCAAATCTCTAAAAGAGTAAACAGCCCCTCAGTTTCTTTACTGATTAATTCGGCCGAGGCTCCAAACTGAGCCATTCTTTCCTGAGATTGATCAAATGCCTGGCTAACCGTAGCTCCATCATCTTTAAATGAATCGATTCCGAAGGCAGCATTTTTCTTAGCTTTAGCTTCTAGTTGAGATTTGGTGATTTTTGTGCGCCAAAAAACCATTTCAATGTCTTCAACCCTGGAAGCATTGGATGGATATACCCAAGTTTGGAATAAATCTTCTGCGCGACCCACTGGCGCATCATATAAAACTACTTCTTCTTTAACGACTTGGCGCGTTGGTACGAAAACTCCGTCTTTTTTCTTAAAAACTCTTTTACGAATCAATTGTTCATTGGCTGTTCGGTCCCAAAAAGTTCTTATCGGGCTTGTTCCATAGATGACGCCCTGTTTAATCCATGGAATAGCAGCATTTTTGAACTTCATTACATTATCTAGGTAATGACGCACTATTTCAGTATTCACTTGTGCCAAATCTTCATTAGCTATGATGTTTGTGTGAGCCCTTAAATAGTCAGCCGGGAACAAACCTTTCACTAAACGACGGCTCATGGTCTCTACCTCTTTGCGAATCTGAGGTAGGTTGATATTGGCTATCCCGTCATAGTTGGCATCTTCCTGATTCTCATCAGTCGACCAAGATCGGTAATATTCCTGCCACCGATGCTCTCTTTCACCGCGATCGGTCTTTTCTTTTCTCCAAATTTTTATTAAATCATCGCGAAGAGGCTGGGCAAATTTTTCATCTGAGGCCCAATTATGATCAAGTGCTTTTAATTTAGATGCCATATTCAATCTCTTCTCTGGTGACGCCCCACTCTGACGCCTTTAGATAAACATTAGTTCCGCATCGAAGGCAAGGCATGGTCTTGATGCCCATCGCCACCCATATATTAAACTGCGCATGACACAACGGACAAATAGCCTCACAGTCCTTAAAAGTCCCTCTGGACTCGTCGAGTTCGATTACGGTAAATTCTCCGTCTGTCTCCGGGCAAGAGGAATTTTTTCTGTTGTCGTTTTTCCATGGCTTGTTTAACCGCGTCTGTATGTTTGTGATGGTGGCTAATGTACCTGTCCGCGTCGCAGATATGCTCGTAAAAACCATCTTTGTAGGGTCGTCCATCATCACCTCTCACGTACTTTGCCATATAAGCTGCCTTCAATAAAGGAGCTTCTATGGGATCAATTGTAAGTTCTGGTATTCCCTCTATTAGTCGAGACAGTTCATTTCGCACCTGTTTAATACCAGGCTCCACATATTCTCGGCATCCACGCTCTCCGGTGGCATAAATGCCTTCATTTTGTAAAACATCAAAACAAGTATCAGCCGTGGCCTGACCCCTATCATGGCCCCTGGGATCTCCATAATCCTGGATAGACAACACCTTGCCAAACTTCACCTCTGTCTGAGCCTTCACCCGCCTGACAAATAGCGCGAATTCCTCTTTCTCGCCGAGCATTTCATAGGCGATATTCATTCGTCCGTATTCATCTTTAAGCCTGAAAGAACAGGCCGGTCGGTTAAAGCCAAAATCCCACCCTCTCAATAAAATGGTGGGTACGCCTACAAATCTCCTGAAATGTAGGTCTGGATTGATCAGCTTGCCATAAATTGGCTTACCCTTAATGATCGTTCCCCACATACCATTGATGTAGCGATCGATCTCATCAGCATCCATTCCAGCTGTAACCTGCTCTATATAGCCTTCAGGTAGGTGTTTAACATTGTCATAAGTAGAAAAATGCAGAACCAGAAGCCCGCCGGCTTTTTCGTAGGTGGCCCGATTTTTAACGAACTGTTGGTAAATCCAGTGATGTTCATCGCAAGGGTTGAGGACCAAAACAATTCTGAGAGGCCAATCTCCTTTTTTTCTGACACGTTGGGATAAAAATTGAAAATCTTCATATGAAAATTCATCAGCCTCCTCCATTACAATTAAGGCGTATTCGGTGGATTTGGCTTTGGTGGGGTCGTCCAGACCACGAAAGTTAATAAAGGATTTATTCTGGAAGAGATACTGTTCAGCCTTTTCGCGATAGTGGCCAATTTCTGCGGGCACCGTAGTTTTAAATTCATGTAGCGTAGAGTCGCGAAGTGCGGGCATTGTTTTTCTATACACTGCCATCGGCATATCATTCCACTGGATTCCGCTTTGGACAAGTTCTTCAATAGCTGAACGGGACTTACCTGAACCGAGGCCTCCAACCAAGACGATGAATCGTGCGTCGCATCCGTGAAAGATATTGGCTTTTTCAGAGGGATCATAATTATTCTCGATTATTAGCTGTTCTTCACTCATTATTTTGCTCGCCAAATCATACAACAAAGACAAAATAAAGCTAAGTACTGTACATGAAATATTAGTTCTGATTCACTCAATTTTCTCTACCTTAGCATCAATTGCAGGGTTGTCCTGCCCTGGTCGCTTCACCTGGTTAACATATTGTACCAATATAGACACACCAGAGTTCTTTTTCTCTGCGACTTTTAACTTTTTAGTCTCAATAAAAGCTTCAAACTCCAAATAATTCTGTTCAAATTTGGACTTAATAGCCTCTAGTTTCAACTTGAGGTAGTGATGGGTGTTCTTTCCAGGCTTCATTTTCCCGGTACCAACCTTTTTCCCATCATCATCTATCTTCATTTCCTCATAATGAGAGTCTGAATACGCGACCTCAGCCTGGCCTAGGATACCTTCGAGCTCATTCATCATGTACAATTGATTTGCCATCATCCGGGTGAGGGCATCTTGTTCGGAAACTGGCGCAATCAATTCGGGCATCAGCTCTCGAATTATTCTCCACCGCTTATCTAGGTGGGCCGGGCCTAGTCCTAAAGAGCGTCTTAACTCATCCCACCGGCCTCCATTTGTCAGAAATTCTCTACAGAAATTTAAGACCTTAACAGAACGCGCTGTTTCACAGCTCTTCACTGTCATCAGAATCGGCATCTGGCTTAACTTTTCTTGGTGAGCCTTCTGCGTAGCTACTGATTTCGCTTTTCCAGCCACGCCGACTTGATCGATTCCGTTTGTGGTCGGTTTCTCTTTTGACATTAAGGCGCCTCCTGAGATTACGCAGATAGTCTTTATAGGCTTTGCCGGTCATCTTCTTCTAGGACGAGGCCTTGGTTTTGGTTTCGGCTTATGAACACTCATCGGCGCCTACCCTGTTTTCTTTCTTGGCGAAGAATTCCATGAGCTTTACCCTGTAACTGTTTGGGCGTCAGCCTAGGATCATCGCGAGACACTTTACTGATTTTTCGAGACACCCTAGAAATGGGCTTCTTTGTTCCAGCCATTATA